AATTCCTTAACTGGATGGTTAAAGTTTAATTTAATGGAGCTTGGGGTCGCAGTAGATTCACTCTGTAACTGTAATTGCTCAATTAAGTACTCGTGAGAGACCTGGGCGAAACGACGTCTTTCATCGGTATCGAGGTAGATGTATTCAGCCCAAACTTCACAGGTTGGGACTACATCACCAGAATCATCACGTCCGGGACCTGTTCCAGCCGAAGCATCTGCTGCGGCCCAAGTAAATTTGAGTTTGACTTCGTGGTACTGAAGGGCGATTAAAGGTAAAGCAAGACCTGGATTGCGACAGAACCAGAATTGAAGGGGAACTTGAACAATATTTTGACCTGTACCTCCCTTACCCGTATCCTCAGCACTTAGTAAGGTATTTGAGAATCCACCCGTCATATATTTTGCGCCAGCGGCCTTTGATACAGATGTCGTCAATTCAGTCCAAACCTGCATCCATTCTTGATAGTGTTTATCAATACGCTGACCACCAATTTCAACCTCAACTTCTTTAATTAACTTGTCACCAGCAATTTGGGTTGTAGTTACTCCAGCTTGAGCACAATTGACATACACATTGTAAACTAAGTCACCATTACGAGAAATAGTCACTGTACCACTCGAATCAGAAGTTCCAAGAGTTTGGCTTCCATTAATCGTCTGCTGAATTGCTTCCATCGAGAAGTTCGTGTGTCTGCGATAGACAACCTTGAAGAAGGTTATCTGCGGGTTACCCGTGAGGTAAATATCCTGAGCGCCGTAAGCGACAAGTTGCATTAATCCTCCTCCCATTTTATTTATACCTTCGTTTAGAAAATAATTTCAATAAATATATTCATTGATTTTATTTTAAAAAGATTTTATTTTTAAAAGATTTTAATGATAAGAAATGAAGATAAGATTACTTAATTTGAGTAAGCGAGACCACCCATACCCGACATGATGCGGAGGACGTTGTAATTGACGGCGTAGACATTAACTGCCTGAGCCGAAACATCTGTACCATCCGCGGCAGCGGCAGCGGTGGCGTCGGTCGTTAAAACCGCACTAAACTCTAATTTGGCGCTGTCAATACGGGAGAAATTACAGGTTCCCGAAGGCTGGTGTTCTTCGGGTTTGAGGGCAAAGGAATAAACATTGACATTTCTATCTAACTGAGAGCAACGAGATTTAGGACGGTTACTTGCAAACCTTGTGACCCTGGCGGAATCACCGTCGGTAATTGCTGCCCCTTCCATCGCAGGTAAGAATGTAACTACGGTGGCACTTACTGCAGTCACCTGGTGGATTTGACCACCTGTAACTACAGATTGGTCTGCGATACCGACACCTTCAACCGCTATCGTAAATAAATCACCAATATTCCATTGTACAGTGACACCTATCTGGGAAGCAGCATAAGTAAATGAACCGGCAGCAAAGGTGGCTCCAATAATTCCTCCTGGACTGGCGTCATGAGAAGTTATTCCCATATCACCACAATCTCCAGCCGTAGCCGCAAATGCTTTACTTGTATTGATTAATGATGGTGATTCGGTTTCCTTAACATTGAATCCTGGGACAGCCGTATGATAATCTAAGCATTGACGGAGCTGGAAATATTCACGATTCTGCTCGGCAAAACGATCATGTCCGTTCAATACTAACTTGGCCTTTTGTGAACCGATTTTAGTTTCTGTATTAGTCCAGATTAATTCCTTAACTGGATGGTTAAAGTTTAATTTAATGGAGCTTGGGGTCGCAGTAGATTCACTCTGTAACTGTAATTGTTCAATTAAGTACTCGTGGGATACCTGGGCAAATCTACGACGTTCATCGGTATCAAGGTAGATGTAATCACACCAAACTTCACAAGTCGGTACGACAGAACCACTATCATCACGTCCTGGACCGGTTCCAGACGAAGACGCAGCCCACGTAAACTTAAGCTTGACTTCGTGGTACTGAAGGGCGATCAACGGTAACGCAAGACCGGGATTGCGGCAGAACCAGAATTGAAGGGGAACTTGAACAATATTTTGACCAGTACCTCCCTTACCCGTATCCTCAGCACTTAGTAAGGTGTTTGAGAATCCACCCGTCATATATTTTGTGCCAGCGGCCTTTGATTCAGATGTCGTCAATTCAGTCCAGACCTGCATCCATTCTTGGTAATGTTTATCAATACGCTGACCACCAATTTCAACCTCGACTTCTTTAATTAATTTATCACCTGCAATTTGTGAGGTAGTTACTCCAGCTTGAGCACAATTGACATACACCTTGTAAACTAAGTCACCATTACGAGAAATAGTCACTGTACCACTAGAATCAGAAGTTCCAATAGTCTGACTTCCATTAATCGTCTGCTGAATAGCCTCCATCGAGAAGTTCGTGTGTCTGCGATAGACAACCTTGAAGAAAGTAATCTGCGGGTTACCCGTGAGGTAAATATCCTGAGCGCCATAAGCAACAAGCTGCATTAATCCTCCTCCCATATTATTTTATACCTTCATATAGAAAAAAATATTTAGGAATTAAAACTAATTATATACTAGATTTTGTAAATTTATTGAAAGAGTGCTTCTGTTTCTTTCGGATCCATCTCTAAATCAAGGACTTGCTTCACGGGATTCTTTATTTGATTGGTGATATAAAACTCATAATCTAATTTCTTCTTCTGCTCTACAATGTAGTCAATATGTTCAATACGCTCTCCCTGTTTGATATTTCTCTTTTTATATTTTGGTTCACCTTGCACCTTAATTGTTTTAAATTTAGGTTTTCCATTTTTATAATTTCCATCAGGTATTTTCTTTGAAATCTTTTTATAGCCATTCAATATTGGAGAATCATCAACTTCAATATATGCATAAGGAATTCGATCATTCGCTTTCGGTTTGTTTCCTGGATCGCGTTCTGCCATGCGATCTGCTAAAACCTTGTGTGCGATTCCTCCAGGATTCTTGTAGTATCCTCTCAACGCTTTCGTAATCACAAAATATCTTAAGATAAATTGTTCATTTCTAATCTTCTGAAGAGTTTCTTTTAACCAATTCACAGCAAGATCAAAATCTTTGTCAATCATAATTCTTTCAATCACATTTCCAAAGACATGTTTTACTATTGGAGCATTGTCCCTTCGTTTTAGGACGATGCCCATTGATGTTCTCTTACAACCGCCCTTGTAAGAGAAGTCATATTTATTACCTGTATATCGCTTCTTGGATATCAAAATGAATGGCCAAAATGTCTTTTCATATTCCAAATTTTGAGGATTGCAAAGTTTTCGCTCATAAGATATCATTTTACCTGAATCATCCGGAAATTCGCCACCTTCCGTAATGAATTTCCCAGCGTCTTTCCCACATTGAATGCAATGATCTACTGCTTCTGGACCTGTAAGCATCTTACCGTCCTTTTCGCGACTAAACTTTACGAAGACAGAATCTGTATCTCCATAAATGACATCAGGTTCTTTGTATCTTTTCAATCTGGCCCACTCCTTTACACCATCCGAAGCATCATCAATGCGCGATCTTCCAATAGATGTCGTGCAAGCAGCGATATTGATTTTGAAGATAGTGCTTGTTTTTGCACCGAGTTGACCATACACGGAATTCGCTGTCACTTTATAAGCGAGCTGTAGACCATCTAAAACCTTCTTCTTGAATTCATCTTTTTCAAGTTTCATCTTATCCTTTGTTTTCTGTCTTGCAGTGAGTAGGTGATCTAAAACAGTGGGTATAATTCCCATTGGTCGTTTTTCCGTCTCCATCGTCTTTTTAATCGTAAACTCTGGTTTCAAGAAGTAACATGTTTTCATTGGTTCAACTTCATTGATTACCTTCTCAATTGTGTCTCCCTTTCCTTTCCCCCGATAGATCCAATTCTGATATTTCACCTTATGAAAGCTGCTCTCGGTGAACACTGATAAAAGACTTTCATCTTCAATCAATGTTTCATGGGATAGGTTCTTCTCAATGATTGATGAAGGATACAGCGAAGCATAATCTAAGACTGCGATAGGATCGTCTAAATAAATCCCCGGTTTAGGATCTAAGACAACAGCACCTTCATAACCCTCAATGACATATTTGTCTGGGTTTCTAATTTGTTCATACCATTCGGCAAGCTCCCATTTTTTTGGCGTTCTCCAATCCGCATCTTCTACCATCTTAAGTCTAACATATCGTTCGATAGGTTCACCAGAACCCGCCAATTTATCGTATTTCACTTTAGCCGCTGTCTTATTCAAATCATCTTCTTCCACTAGATTCTTCAGCAGCTCTCCAACTTCAGCTTCAGTTGCACCATTCTTAACCTTTTTAAGATATTCCCTAAGGTTTGGGATCTTTTTCAAATCAGGGATGCGAGTATCTCTTTGAGCGCATGTCTTTGAAACAACTGATGTTACCTTCACTCCCTGACCTCTCAAGAAGATATATGAAGCCGGAACATAGGCAACATTGGCCATACCCAAATTATTGGGAATGATATCCAAGAGTAGTAGCAAATTGATACAAAGTTCACAATCCTGAATACAATACTTTGCTACCTCCGCTCTCGCAGCAGCACCGCCTTCTTTTACAGACAATTTATGCTTGTCAAAGATATCTTGTGGAGATATATCATCTTTGTTCAAACACCATTCAACCTTGTCATAACTCTTAAGATCTAACACCAACGCTTCAGTTAAATACATCGTCTTCTTATTAATCCGATCAATCTGATACTTTTTACCATCTTGAAAGAGTTCTTCTCCAATGTTGCTATGCACTCTGAAAGATATAAAATCACCACTCTTCAAATGTCCCGTCGCATCTACCGTCAATGCTTTGCAATCAATATCTTTTAGTTTTCCTCTCATAAAATGTGCAGCAACATTGTCTAGTTTATATGATTCAAGATTATGACCTCTTTGAACTTCTTTCTGAATATCAAAGAGAATTCTACCATCCATCGTGATATAATTCAATGTGTTTTCACCTAGAGCTGATGAACTTAATTTTTGAGTTTTCCTGGCACATACCTTTGACCAATGTGATCGTGATTTTGTAGCAATGATTTTACCAAGATCATAGAATTCTTTGCTTTGACATGACCAGTGATGTCCAAAACGATTACATTTCTTCTTGCCATCTGCGAAGTTTTCACAAGGGAATAGGATCTCCACCCTATCGGTTATATACTTGAAATCAAAACCAAAGATATTGTATCCTGTTATAAAATCTGGATCTTCATCCTTGATAATATCTTT